GCTGCGTCCATTGTTGCCAATGCTGCTGCGACTTGTGGTTGAGCCAATGAAGCCATTCTCTTCTGCAATATTTCTGATCTATTTTGACCTGTTAAACTTGCTAATGCAGTTGTTTCAATCATCAAATTATGGAATCCTGCTTCAACATTATCTTGAGTACTTAATAATGCCATATCCTTTGACATTGTCATACGCTGTATATTTATATAATCAGCCAACACATCTGCCATTTCTGTCGATCTTAAACCATAGTCGCCAAATTGATCACCTGTCTTATTAACTGACTTAAACATTGATGTAAATGCAGTCGTACCACCCGATACCCCGTTACCCAATGACTGTAATGCAATACCATTTTGACTAACTACCTTAGATAACTCAGTATATGATAGACCCGATGATATAGCAGATTGCTTCAATGTTTCATATGGTGATGCATCGCCAAACATAATTGCACCAGAATTTATCAATGTCTCTTGCGCTTTTGCAAATTGTTCTATTTGTCCCGCTTGGAATGCAGCCCACGCCAATCCGCCTGCTGCAAATGCACCAACTGCCTTACCACCACCACTTAATAGTTTTCCTGCCTTTGAATTCATATCTATGTCGCCAGCCAAACCTTTAGCACTACCATTAATGGCATTACCCATGTCGCCAAGCATATCTACCATTGCAGTGAGTGGTGCATCAGTATTACTAAATTTGTCAACCACATTCTTAGTTGAACTTGCTGCTAATATTATTTTTTTATCAAACGATGCTTTCTTTGCCTTATCTACTCTTTCATTTCCTGCGACAGTTCTGGAAGCATGTTCTTGAATATCATCTGATAATTGCGATAAATCTATATCAGTCTGTTCCATATACTTTGTTACTAGACTTGTTACAATACCAGATTCGGCAATTAATTTTTCTACTTTAGTTAGTGTTTCTTCCGTAGCCCATTTAGGTACTTCAATTTCATTGCCGCCTATTGTAATTTTATGTTTTTCAGTCGCCATGCATATTCTCCGTTATTGCTGTCTGTTCTATTACTCTTGTTATTTCTAGAATCTTTTTAGTAATTTTGCTATCTAATAGATGCATGCTATTAAACTTCATGCCAACTACATTTAACTCATCTATATATACTTTTTTACTACCTATACCCGATGTAGGGTCTTTTATATTAGCATACCATCTACCATTAGGTCGCTGAATTGGAACAGGTCCACCACCTTCTGCAAATTGCTCTGGGCTAAAATTCTGGTTTAAAATATTATATGCATTAAGATATGCTGCATTATATGCTTCTTCTTTTTCTTTTTTAAGTTGTTTCTTTCGTGCTGAAGCTGCCAACGCATACGCATTTGATGATTTATAACTTGCTGATTCAGTATCGACTTCTCCACTGAATTTATCACTCACTTTCTTCGCAACCACTCCCATATTACTAGGACCTGATTCTTGCACTGTTTTCTGTAATGCTTCGGTGTCTTTTCTTACTGTTGGTATCTTCTTGTCAGTTGGTATGATTTTTAGAAATTCTAATGAAGATTCAACTAACTGTAATGAATGTTCGAATGCTTTAACGGAAAATGCGCCCATGCTATATCCAGGAGTTAAGTCATGAATCACTGATCTAAATGCAATACGTGTACTATCAACTGCATCTATTGATGCATCTGCTACTTCGGTTAATGCCATAACATTTTTCAATCCAGAATCTAATTGTTCTTTTGTCAAATTCATAAACGCTTCTGGTGACTGTCTCGCTTGTGCTATTAACTCATTCTGTTGACTAATAATCGGGTCATCACCATATCTAGGTGTTCCTTGCGCAATTGATTTGGTTAATTCTTGCACTCTCATTACTAATTCTGGTTGATCAATTTGTCCAGTACCTGCCTGTTCCAATAAATTTGTGAATTTTGATGAAGCCTCTGGACCAAGTGCACTCAGCACGTTAATCATTTCCTTTGGCATATTATTTAACACACTTGCATCTATATTGATATCTTTCAAAAAATTATTAAATACTTGTTCGGTTTGCTCTCCAAATTGAGGACCTAGTACAGTACTCATTAACATCTTTAAGTTTGCACCAGTGTTTCTAACATTTTCTGCTGCATTTTCACCATACTTCTCTGCTAGATATTCACCATTCATCGTTATCGCTGTCATAAAATCGATGTTTGTCATTGCTTCGCTTCTTAGTGCCAATAATGAACTTCTCTGTCCACCAAATTTTTCTGCAAGAAACGTAGTCATTGCACTACTTTGTTCAAAATTCTTTCTTATTTTTTCTTTTGTCACTTCGCCAAATTGTTGCATTTGACCTGTCATGTACATTAAATTAGCTTCTTCTAACAATCTTGCAGTTTGTTGTTCAACATTGTAACCAAAATCACCCATTGTCTTTGATGTCTCATGCTCTACTTTTCCAGCAAAATCTATAAATTGCATTGTAGTATTCATTAAGTTTCCTGGCAAGTTTGCAAGCATTGCTTTGTTTCCTGTCATCATCTTTGACATCTCTTGCATACTCATACCAACGTTTACCAATGATCCTCTCATTTTAGTATATTGTGACATGTCGCTAACAACGCCACCATAATCAATTATCTGTCTTAATCCTTTTTCTTGCTCTGACATTAGTTTTGCATATATAGCCGCTACACCAACTGCCGCTACGCCAACTGCTGCTACGCCATTCGCCACCCATGATAATGCTGCACCTTTTGGTCCCAAATACTTTGTAAAAGAGGTAACACCACCAACTGTAGAAGAAATAGCACCAACCGACATCTTCAATAATTCTGCGGTTGCTTCTAATGGGTCGGTATCTCGTGAAGTAACAGAGAACAGATTTTTAGTTCCACTTTCCATCTTTATAAGTATGTTATTTGCTACTTCTAATTTATCGCCTGAATCTTCATATGCTTTGGTAATCGCGTCAGAATCGAACGATACACCTGTCAATGATCGGTACACTGCTTTTAATTTAGTATTTTCAGAAAGTTTATGAGAGGCAATTTTTGCCAATGTATCCTCACTTACCCAAGGAGGTAAACCACCAAGTGCCTGACCAATGTCTTCTTCTTCTATTGCCATAAAATTAAGTACCTATTTAATTGGATAAATACAGTTACACAACTATATCATCACTTTACTTACTATTTATATGGAGAACGAAAATGAGTAACAATCCTTTATTGAATGCGTACAAAATACCTTCAATGTATGTCAGTCTACCATCTGGCGGTCAATACTATACCGAGAAGCCCAAATTAAGCGCGGATGGTGAATTGGCGATTTATCCAATGACAGCAAGAGATGAAATAATCTCAAAGACACCTGATGCATTATTCAATGGAGAAGCAACCATTGCTCTACTAGAATCATGCTGTCCAGATATTTCTGACCCTAAATCAACACCTGTCAATGATTTGATGGTACTATTACTTGCAATACGTAAAGCGAGTTACGGAGATGCAATAGATATTGATCTTAAATGCCCAGCATGTGGTGAACTTAATATGCTTGCAATGGATATTAACAAAATTCTAGGATCAGTTAAGACGATTGATGTGACAAATAATTTGATTTTGCAAGATAAATTCACTGTCAAGTTGAAACCATATAATGTGAATGATAGAACATTAATTCAGATACAACAGATGCAACAAGAAAGAATGATTCAAGAACTCGCTAGTACTGAATTATCTGATGCTGATAGAAATGAAAAATTCGGAAAAACATTTGTAGAAATATCAACACTAACAATTGATCTTATGCTTAGTTGTATTGTGTCTGTTACCTTCGATGAAAATGAAATAACTGATATAGAAACTATCAGAGGATGGTTACACAATATTTCAAAAAACGATTATACTGACATGAAAGCACATATTGAAAAGATATCTGATAATGGCATTGATACTAAATTTAAAGCATCTTGTCAATCGTGTTCACATGAATGGGAATCTGAGGTAGATCTCGATATGTCAAATTTTTTCGCAGGCTGATAGCAACAAGTCAGCCGCATGAAATTCATGAAATCATTGAAAGATACCAAGAGGATTTAACGAAATTATCTACTAATTATATGGATATTCTTTTCATAGCACAAGGTGCATTGACATATGAATCATTGATGTCAATGCCATTACCTATGATAGAAATTTTTGTTAAACGACACAATGAAAGAAATAGTGAATCTTAATCTTTCACTATTTCATCATAATATTCTTGTGTCCATGAATCATAATAGTTAGTTTTACGAAGTTTCTTGCGTCTATCATCAATGTCTTCTTTAATCTGTACAATGATAATACGAGTAAAGTTTTTAACAAATAAACCACTCAACTCAGTACTTACAAAATAATGATGTTCTGGATATGTGTCACTCATGTCAGTTACGATACTATCTAGTACATCTATATCACAATCATCTCCCATCCAACAAACAGCCATTTTGTATTGACTCTTATCAAATGTCTCTAACACAGACTTTGAATAACCCAAGTCTCTCCCATCCATGAATTGAATTTCACCATTGACTCTTGCTTTACGAGCATACGGACAAACAGGCCAACCATCACCTTTGTCTTTTTCCACTACGTCCATAGTAAACTTAATGAACTCATCTTTAAATGCTTCAAATTCCATTGCTTTTGGTGATCTTTCTTTTAATGACATTGTACTCATAGAACTCCCTAATTATATATATAAACATATTTATATGTTTCTGTACAACATTATATCTTGGCGCAAGGCACAACATAATAATAACATTGCTTCGCAATGAACAACTTCAAAAAATATCTCATTCGTTACACTCATTCGTATTTTTCTTATTGTTATTTTCTTTAATCTAATTGTTTCTAACTGTTATTACTATATATCAATGATTGGGCTATTCTACAACTATTATATATTTTTCCAGGATCTTGATCCACACTTCGCTTATGCAGCGAAAGTGAAAAATTTGTTAAATGAAAAGAAAGTTTTTTCCTATCACCCAATCACACTTCGATATAACAAACCCAATTTTACACTTGGGGGAGGCGGTTACGCGGTACCTCTTATTACATGCTGCTTCAAGCAACGCAAGAACGTCAATTTCCATATCGTCAGATTTTGACTACTCGTAGGTTTCAATAGTTCAGAAGAGCCTACTCTTTTCGGTTGGTCAGACCAGTGCAATGACCATAGTGAAACACGTGGAAGTCCATCGACATCGCCCCAAAGGCGGCAGATTCATCACGAATACGGTAACAGTATTATCCATCTAAGTTTTATAGGGTTCTGTAGGGGGTGTGCCAGAGAGGAGTGATTAAGTGTTTGTTTATAGAGGTGTTTAAGTTTTAGTTTTAGTTTTAATTTGTTTATGTTCTAAGTATACATGATTTTAAGTTCCTGTCAAGTATAATTTCATTTGCCCGAGGATTTAGTTTCGTTTAGGTGTTCTTTAAGAACTTTTGAGCCGCCAACTCTAACATTTATGATTCCATTATAGTAATCATCTGTTTCAAGTACTCTGCGTTCAAACTGTTCGCGTGCTTCTAGATAACTGGCGATGCCTCTTGTTGGGCACATATGAATAATTTCTCGTTTGAAACTATCTTTGCCTAGTTCTTCAACGTCTGCATTAAGTCTATCACTGGAACCAAAATATTCTTTCCAATCACTTTCTTTAGTACCACGTCTTTTATTCTTTTTTCCTTTGAGTGGTGGTTTGGTAGTTTTAAACTTTGCTAGTTTTTTACCTACATATAACATACCACTAACAGTATTTGTTATTAAATAAACAAATGCTTCACATCCTTCAGGCAACTCATCTACTACATTACCTTCGTATGTCCATTGATATGTTACATTATCTTTTTCCACTTGCTGCTCTTATTTTTTGTAGAATATCAGCACCAACATTTCGCATGATTTCTATACTATTGAAATCTGATTCGTAAACCCATATTGTATCAGTTTCATCGCCAACCAGATCAATATCAATCTGGTGAGCGTCATTTGCATTTTCCTTTGTTTCAGGTTCTTTATCAATGCCAATCTTTTTTTTATGTGTCAATTACTTCCATCTCTGTGTTAAATGTAGTGAATCCGTTCTCTTTCGTAACTTGTAATACACTATTAACACGACCAATCAATTCATCCCTATGAGAGATAAGTAGAATATCTTTATTACGTTCACGTTCCATTTTCTTTAGAGCAGTTAACGCACTTTCAACACCTACACTATCCATTCCCGAATCAATCAATTCGTCAATGCACATTAAGTTAATCGCAGAATTCATACTTTCGTATACATCTCTAAACGCCCAACTCAAACCTAGAATTAAACGATTGCGTTCACCCCTAGATAGATTGTCAAAATCTAAATCTTGTCCTAATTGTACAATACTTACAGACAAGTCACTCTGAAATTTAACTTCATGTGGTAGTCCTAGTTGTGTAATATAATGATCTAAGCGAACATTAAGGAACTGTAGATTTTGTTCAATGATACGCTTACGAATAAACGAGTCTTTGTTTGTTAATAGTTTTAATAAAAAATCCTGATGATCTTTGATGTCGGTTAGACGATTAAGTTCTTCCCAATCAACTGACTGTAATCCAGTATCTTTTAGTGTATCAATTTGTTCTTGATAAGGATCTGATTCCGTTGTCTTACGTTCAATAGATGCAATCGCGTTAGACAACTTATTCTGATGTTCATATGCTTCTTGTGCTGTATTATAAAACAATTTTGGTGCGATACCCAAATCACCGATGTTATTCAGTTCAATGGTGTATCTTTCAATAGTTGAAACATCTAATGTTATCTGTTCTTCATATTCTGCAACAGCCAATGTTTTAGTTGCAAGAATCTGTTCATGTTTTTCATCATGAATTTCTTGACCACATGCATAACATTTATGTTCTTTTGATGCTTCTAAATCTTCTACTGCTTTGTCGAGACGTTTGCTTTCACGATCAATAGTAGTTGTTAATTTAGCGATATCTTTAGTGTACGAATTGAATTTATTTTTTCTTTCAGTGTATGCTTCAAACTCAACATGCGCTTCTAGTTCAGCCTCTACATCAATTTCATACAATTCTAATAAGTCTGTTTCAAGTCCTGCGATAGTTTGTTCATTAGTTTTATGCCATAGTTGTTGTCTACGTTCTAAATCTTTGATACTTTTATTAAATCTCTCATTCGCATCTTCAACCGCACGAACACGATAATTTTCTTCTTGTATTTTATCTTTACCAATTTTGATAAGGTCTTTAAGTAATTCGGCTTTATCAGATAATTGAGTGATACCTAGCAGTTGTTCTATCAACTCACGCTGATCATTTGCACGCATACTCAAGAATGGTTCAGTATATGTATTTAGGGCGATAATATGCTTGAACATTGTGTGGGTCATACCAATGACTTTTTCAATCGCAACTTGTGTTAAACGACCTTCACCTTGTCCTTCATCTGTCATATCACTATTATCTATTTCATTCACATAGAATTTAAAAACATTGGGACTGCGCCCACGTTCAATGCGATATTGCGCACCATTCTTTTCAAAATCAACAGTGCAAGTCATATGCTTGTTGTTGATCTTGTTGATAAGATTTGATTTTTTAATATTAAATAATGCACTACCAAATAGTGCATACGAGATTGCGTTAATAAGAGTAGTCTTACCTACTCCGTTACGAGAACCATCACCACCCATATCAACATTATTGCCGAGTACGAGTGTTAGTCCTGTTTCATTGATAGAAACGGCTTGAGTGACGTTTCCAACAGAAAGAAAGTTTTTAATAGTTACATTTTTAATGGTTAGCATAGTTTATATGTGTAAGTCGTTATATATTGAAATTAAAGTTTCGTTACGAATAGAATTAGATGTTATCGCTTCAAGTTGACTAAGAACAATTGAGTCAACATTTTCTACTGATACATCACCATCCGTATCCCAGTCTTCGCCAGATACATTGTCCTTCTTAGAAGGCATTAGAGATATCTCGCGTAAATTATAATCAGTGGCAAATGTTTCTTTGATATAGTTTGCCTCTTCATATGAAATATTGATATCTAATATTATACGACAATGTGTGTTATTTGTCAAGATACTACCAGCATCATCTAACAATTGACTCAAATTTGCCACACGATACTTAGGTGCATCGGGCCATGTTTCAAAGTCATATGTACCATTCCAGTTTAGGAAAGTAATACCACGATCATCATCCCATGCATCTGAATAGTTGTGTGGAAAACAGTTTCCCGGATAGATGATATTACCTTTATCTTGTCGTTTATGAAAATGACCAGAAAATACTTTATCTGCTTTAGATAAGTCTGATGCTTTTAATCCACCATGATCTGGCATTTTAATCATAGCATTCAGATAAAAGTCTGGTAATTCAAAGTGACCGAAGATAAACTTAGACTTCAATTCCTTTAATCGTTTCCATTCATCATCAACTAACCATGGGACAAACGCAACACCATCTTCTTCAAATATTTCATCATTGATGATGTTAATGTTGGGGTACTTATTTGCAAACGGCAGTGAGTTAATATCTCTTTTTTCACGATAGTATAGATCATGATTTCCCATGATCATTTGTACTTCATCAAAATTATCATTCAATAATTGTAATGCGTCAACTGTATAATTTAGAGTACTGACATTAATAGTCGCTCTATGGTGATGCCAATCACCTAAGAAAAAACACTTTTTAATGTTTCTCTTATGTGCTTGAACTATCATCCATTTAATAAAGTTAAGACAATCATTGTTATGCTGCTTGGAATTATTTTTAAGTCCGAAATGTATATCGGTAAAAATTACTGCATCATCAAAAAACTTGCTCACTGTTTATTCCTTTTTACTGTTCTACTGTTATATCTTCGGGTGTTGATTCTTCTTCTACTTCGCCAATCTCTGGGATATATTTGGTTTTCTGTACTTCCCATTCTGCGTTAAAGATACGAGTGTTACTTGGTTCAAGACCTTCTTCTTCTAATAAATCATCACGAATGTTTTGATTGCGCTTTTCTAAGTTTAATACACGAGTGAACGAGTTATTGATTACAGTGGTGAAATATGCAAATGGATTTTGTGATTTAAGTTCATTGAATTGTAAACCGATCATTGTCAATTGTAAAATTGCTTGACCACGCATTTCATCTACATATGTGTATCCACGCCAGTTACCGCGCATAGAGTATCGTTCACATAATTTCATATACATCATTGCTAGTCGTTCAGTTGTGTGACCACATGTAACACTAAACTTACCTGTTTCTAAGTCACCATCCCAATGAGAACGAGCGACTTCTGTCCATTCATCATTAATCAATGCGATGTGCTTGTATGCTGGGAAATTGCAACGAGAATGATGATCTGCTACTGTTTTAGGTGTCTTCTTACGCTCTTCTAATGGAATATGATCATATCCCATAACGCGAAATACTATGTCGGTTGACTTAATAGAATCTATACTCACTGCAAACTCGGCTGCTTTTGGTTTAGTTTTCTTTGTTAATTCACCATTTTGCCACCGAACAACTTCTGCTTCGTGTGCAATCTTTTGTAATCGTGATGCTTGGTTACTGAGTGCAATTTCGTATGCATTCATTGGTTCAACATCACGAACCATCTCACCATCTTCATTTGCGATCATTGCATCTGATTCAGATTCAGTTAATCGTAATTGCATCTTACGTTCTCTATCATTGTACGCATCTTTGATTTCATCTATTGACAAAACGATGTGATCGTATAGGAAGTATTGCTCATCTGCTAACCAACAGAATGTCATTTTAGATTTATGAATCTCTTTAAGTATTTCTTTGTTCTTTAAGTAATGTGTAGAGGGATCTCTCGCCATTAGGTTTATTGCTCCATTTAATATTATTACAATTATATATCAGTTTGATCAGTTTGTCAAGTCTTATTAGTTCTTTCAGTGAAATCATTAAGTACATAGTTTATCATGGGCTAAATACATGATAAGTAGGAGATTATTAAGATGCGTATATCAGATATCATAACAGAAAGTATAGCAAAGCAGATCACAGTGTTTTATGGCGGACGCTTTCAGCCAATGCACTCAGGGCACTTTGCGTTGTATAAAAAATTAGTTAACAAGTTTGGTGCTGATAATGTATTTATCGCGACCACATTTGGCAAGAAACAGCAATCAATGCATATGGCAGATGATTTCTCAACTGACCCGTTCACATTTGAAGAAAAGACATCTATCATGTCTAAGATGTTTGGTGTACCAGCAAACCATATTGTTAATACACAACCATATCGTCCAGACGTGTCATTGGTAGGTAGAGATAAGAGTAATACAGCAACCGTATTGGTGTTCAGTGAAAAAGATGCGGGTCGTCTAAAGCCGGGCGGTGTGTTAGCACCATTGCCAGATGATATGCAAAATTTGCAGACAGAAGACGAAAATCGTGTATATTATTTCACAATGCCGATTGAAGAAGGTGGAATGAGTGCTAGTGATTTTAGAGAAGTTATGCGAAGTGAAGCAGAGTTTGAAGAAAAGCAACAGACATTCACCAAGTTTTTTGGTAAATTTGATCAACAGATTTTTGACTTCATTGAGAATAGGTTACGATAATGGCTGGTATTCCAAGCAACAATAAACCAAAATTGGTACTACGTGATGCAAATGCAGCGTGGACGAGAAATCTATTCAGTTCTGGTATTTTAAAAGAATTGAAAAATGTTAATGGAATTATATTTGCGTATACCCCTGCAATGATGCAAGCAGCATTCTCAGCGAACTATGGTACGTATGATACAACACACAGTGTTTATCAGCAACAATACTATGTGAATACACCTAATCCAACGATTAGCATGCAAGCATATTTTGTGTCAAATACAATTGAAGAAGCAAAGTACAACATTGCATGTTTACACTTTCTAAAGACAATGACAAAAATGGATTATGGTTCTACCGCAGGACTTGCTGGTACGCCACCACCTATCTTGCATTTTAGTGCATACGGAGAATATAATTATAAAAATGTTCCCGTGGTAGTATCGGGAGTTGATTATACATTCGCTGATGATGCAGACTTGGTAACAGTAGATGTTGACGGATCACCCATATCAATACCAACAAGTTTCGCAGTATCTATCACAATGCTGATGCAACAAAATCCTGCAAAGGTTAGTAGAGAATTCTCATTTGCTAATTATGCAAGTGGTGCTGCACTTAAAAATGGAATGATATAACATGAAAATACAATATGATACAGACAGTATATACAAAAATACAAACATTGTAGACAACAAATATCTTGACGTAATGGAACCTATTATCGGTGATATTTCAGCATATGATGTATATTCAGTAACCTTGACAGCAAAGTACAATGAGCGCCCAGATATGTTAGCATATGATTTATTTTCAAATTCTAATCTATGGTGGGTGTTTGCAGAGTTTAACCAAGACATATTAAAAGATCCTATAATGGATTTCAAATCTGGTTTAACCATACAAGTTCCACTAAATTTTATATAAGGTAAATGCATGACAGAAACAAAATCTAACTGGTGTTCAACAGTCGATAGTCCGACATATAAACTTACATGGTATATCGTAAGTAATAAAGTATTTAATAATCCTAAACTATTAGACAATATACCAGATAAGTATACCAACAATGCCACTAGCAATGCAGCATCATCTTCGGGCGATGCTGTAGTCATTGCTGCATCTGGAGAAACATCGGAATATTCATTGGAAAACTTAGTACTACAGTCTATGATTTCTCCTGGATCTAGTACAGGTAATACGACAACTGGTGCATTTCAATTTGATATATATGAGCCGGGTGGATTTTTGCTAATGAACCGAATATTAACATTGAGTCATGCATTCAATTTTGGTAATATTCAATCAGCAAAATATGTACTAAAAGTTCAATTTGTTGGTAGAACAGTAGAAAGTTCAACACCTGTCGCATTTCCAGGCACATTCTATTACCCAATGATGTTGGCTACAATCAATGCAAGTTCAGGTGCAGAAGGTTCACAATATAATATTGTGGCAGCAAATCAACATAAGATTGCGGTTACAGCATCAAAAATTGTAACTGACATAAAGGTAACTGGTGTTAAAGATGTAGAATCATTATTAAAAAATCTAGAGACAGCATTAAATGCACATGAGATAAACATAAGAAAACTACAAGTAACTGAGGCTGATTTAGAAAATTCAAAGTGTTGGAAAATCAAATACTCTGATGATTTTAAAACGTATCTAAAGTCATATGTAAAACCATCACAGACAGACATGTCGGGAACTGGACTTAAGGCTAGTACATACGATGCCAATTCAGCACAATATATACTTCATAAGCATACAAATGTAGTGACATATCTCACTAATATATTGACAAAGCAAGTACCTGATTTTTATAATACATTTAGTACTACGACTGACAAGAATACTGCCATAAATGAAAAAAAGGTTGCTACTTTAAAAAACACATTAAAGGCAGATCAAGGATTACAAAAACATGCAAGAGGCATAGTTAATAGCACTAATGAATACAAAAATGAATTCATAAAAATAACACCATCTGTAAAATACAAAGATGAGATAGATACTTATACAAATACAAGTCAAGAAGAAATTATACTGTATATAGAGTTACATACATCGCACACAAACCCACAGCCAGATGTACATAAACAACAAGAGGCTACGATTAATGCATCATATCAATCTAGAAGATTTGAGTTATTGCCTATCTATAAGGCTTATAATTATTTATTCTCAGGGTCTAATACTGAGGTGCTAGACTTTAATTTAAATTTCAATCAGATGTTCTATTTAACACGTGACCCATCTGAGGGCGTAAACTTACCAAACAGTGACAACGAAAATTCAGGCAATGCGGGCGAAGTAACCAAGGTAACAAAAACTGTTGCTGTACCTAAGTATTTAAGTAATACAACGATAAGTAGTGCAACTATCGTAACACAACTTGAAAATATAGCATACGTGATAAAGGTACCAGATTCAAAAAGTCAATCTAATGCCGATGAACCAAATGCAGTAGTCGCAGTAGATCAAGCAGAAATAAATGCAGCAAGTCATGATTTTATTATGTTTGACATTACTATTAAAGGTGATCCCTATTGGTTGGGCACGCCTGGATCAACTGTTACATCATCTAAAGGTAGTACTTTGGTTGATAACTTAGATGAAGATTCATTAATAGCGTTCATCAATTATTTACCAGATAATGGAAAGTCTAATGGTGCACGTAAACTTGATATTGCAGCAAGTGGTATATATAAAATATTAGAAGTAGAGAGCAAGTTTCAACTAGGAAAGTTTACTCAATCATTAAAAGGTATGCGTGATAGAAACTCCTCTACTGATTTAATCAAAACTAAGTTACTACAAATGGGAAATAAGAATGGGAATTAATATTAAGACAGTAAGTGGAAAAGCATTCCCTGCTGGACAATATGTAGGAATAGTAACAGACACTACCGATAGTATGTTTACTGGTCGTGTATCAGTACGCTTTGGTGAATTTGGTTCTTTGATAGGAAGTGAAGTTGACCACATGTGCTTGTTGTGTACTCCATATGGTGGATACACTAGCATTGATGCTGGTACGGTAACTGATGATGAAAAAGCATATGGTGAAGATGGTACGAGTGAAAGCGGCACACCAAAAAGTTATGGTATGTGGCCCCAACCACCTACTGTTGGTACATCGGTGTTGGTTGCATTTGTTGAGTTGATAGACCAAGGTATAATAGTTGGTTCGTTGATATCTCGTAACAGAAACCATATGATGGGAGGTCGTGCAAGTGCAGAATCACATGATGGTACTATTCAACCAGTAGGTGAAAAAAACCCAACTGATACAGGTGATGAAGTAAAGAAACCCGTTGACCCTACCGCAAAAGCATGGTTGAAAGAACAAGGACTACAAGATGATTACGCACGTGGTCATAGTTTGTCTAGCGCAAGACGAGAATCACCAAGTCACGTATTCGGGTTAACCACATTAAATGGACATGTGTTCACAATGGATGATGGAGATGAGAATGGTGATAGTACGAATGTTCGTATGCGTAGCAGAGGTGGTGCACAAATATTATTAGATGATACTAATAAATTTGTTTATATTACAAACCATAATGGCAATGCTTGGATAGAGATGGACGAAGCAGGAAACATAGATGTGTATAGTAAAAAGAGCGTAAATATACATTCAGAAGAAGATTTAAATTTTCATGCAGATGGTAACATCAATATGGAAGCAAAGAAGAATATCAATATGAAAAGTGGTACTGATGTAATAGTACAAGCATTGAACGATATTCATAACAAGGCTGGTGGCAATCGTGTCACCACCACATCTGGTAAGGTTTATATGAATAGTTCAGTGAGTGCATTAGCACCGACAGTAAACAAGTTGACTCCCAATGAAACAGTTAAAGAAAGTGTATCTGCTAGAGTACCAGAGCATCATCCGTGGAAAGGTGCGAGTAAGATACAAGAAACAATTAAACCAGCGAAGGGAAAAACATAATGGTTATATTACCTAACACTATAACACCATCTACAGTGATAGATTTTTCTAGTTGGACAATTGACAATAGTGATGTCGTTGCGACTGAAAAAGAACTACGGGTGTTTGAAGCAAGTAGTGATATTATTAATTTTGCATTAAGACGATTTGAGTGGAGATGTTACAAAACAACCCTTGACAATACTACGCAAATAGGTTACAATACTATCAACGACAAGATTAATGGTGTAGGTTTGCGTGAAAGCGAAGCGTATAGTGAATGGCTAGAAGACTTTAAAACAAAAGAACGAAAGTTTAAGAGACTACTCTCAATTAAAACATTGAGTCAATCACAATACGATGCACTACTATGTCTATACTATTTCACTGGTGACTTTACTAAGGTGGGCACTACTGCGAGAACATTTGATTTATCACAGTTGATTGTTGATAAGAAATGGGATTACATAGCAACGGCTTTAATTGATAGTGGGTACAATAGATTGTTAACTCAACCACTTGCAACGATAATGATGCTAGGTGATTACGGTAGTAGAACAGAACGAACATTATTACGAGAACGTGGTTTACAGATATTACGCAAAGAATACCCTACACTGACAGATAAAGTAGCGCGCCAGCAAGCAGAATATGTTTACTATGTTGAAACAAAAAGATTTTTACCTAATTTAACGCAGACAAGAATGCGACAAATTGTTACTACTGCGAATACACCATAAAAGGAATTCACCATCAAAACAAGAATACTAGTCGGATGCAGTCTCAGTGAGGCTTGGCAATATTATTTTACCGAATCTGTAAATTCAGAGAACACTATCATAGAAACGTATTGCTATGGTGGCGGCGGTAATAGTAATGGCATTCATACATTGTTGAATTCATATTTAGACAAAGATTGTAATATGAAAGATGTTGAAATCATCGTGCAATATACGGGAATAGATCGTATAGGAATCGTACTATCATCTCCATATGCCAAAGGCATTCTAGTTAAGAATGCTATAACAGATAAGTTTGAAACTGTAACCGTACAAGGTGCAGTTAATGCACCCTTAATTGGTGAAGTATGTGATGCTCAAATAATGAAAGAGTTTAGCAGCGATTACCAAGCAAGTGATCTAACTGCTATCTTGTGTATGTTATCCAATTTAGGTGCTAACGTATATGCATTTATAGGATGGGAAGGCGCGATGAAAATGCCACATTGGGATAGAGTTAAGAACATATTAAGAAGTAATGGTGTTATTTGCACCGACATAGTGTACATGACTACTGCTATAAAAATGTCAAAATCTGACGATGAATGGTTTGATGAATTCCATCCAGGAACAAATTTAGCAATCAGTACAGTTGAAATACTATGGAATGATATGCAGCAACAAATATAAATTATAGAACAAACACAGGGAAGTATCACACAATGATAGATCGTAGAGTACTGCTATTGAATGCAGACGCACAACCGTTATCTATGCTACCACTGAGTACTATCAGTTGGCAGAATGCAGTAAAAGCACATTTTCAAAATAAAGTCGTAATACTAGATAGTTATGAAACTGTATTACATTCGGCTAATTTTGAGATGTTCATGCCTTCTGTTGTAATATTGAATCGTTATCATCGTCTGCCAAAATTGGCAAAGTTTTCTCGTAAGAATTTATTTCTACGAGATCAGCATGAGTGTCAGTATTGCAGCAAGCAATTTGCTAATGATAAACTAACCATTGATCACGTTATACCAAGATCACTTGGTGGTGGAACTAGTTGGACTAACTGTGTCGCATCATGTAAGAAGTGCAATTCATCTAAGGGAAGCAGATTGATGAAGCCTATTCGCGAACCAGTGAAGCCCACGTGGCACGCGCTTGCATATTCATCTAAGACATTTGGTATTACAGTACCACGTGTTGAGTGGTTGGATTATGTAGACTGGCCCGCAGAACATGTAAGAATAGCAGAAATGTCGGTTCTATAGTAACATTTAGAACTTGCTTATATTAATATCATATAACCGCCTCACATGGCGGTTTTTTTGTATATATGATTATAGTAGTAGTTAATTTTTGCATAAATACTTGTATGAATAAAATAATCGGCTACACCACCATTGGTGAAAAAAATACAAGTAAACAACTGTCTGATCTTGATCTTGCGAAGCAAGACTTGAGTAATCATTTTTCAATCCGTAAAGGGGAGAAATGGACGAATCCAGAGTTTGGTAGTAACTTACCATACTATGTATTTCAGCCGCTAGATGATATCACGGTTGATTTAATTCAACAAGAAGTATCAAATATTGTAAATTATGACCCACGATTCAATTTATTAAGTGAAATCGTTAGGGTAGAAGAAGATAAGAATACGGTAACAATATTAATAGAATTATTGTATTTACCGACAACTACGGCAACCGAACTTGAAATAAAGTTTGATCGTGAATCAGGCGAGTTATAAATTATGACACAATCAATAAGACAATCAAAATTATTTGCAGCGGAAGATTACACCGTTGTATATGATTCGTATATTAATGCGAATTTTCAAGCGTATGACTATGCTACCATTCGTAGCACGATGGTCGATTATGTACAAGCAAAATATCCAGAGAATTATAATGACTGGGTTGAATCAAGTGAATTCGTTGCTCTACTGGATCTCATTGCGCAGTTCGGTCATAACTTAGCATTCCGTGCAGATTTGAATACTCGTAATAACTTCTTGAGTACAGCAGAGAGACAAGATGCTGTATTTAAATTGGCAGAATTCGTAGGTTATCAACCAAGACGTAATGTAACAGCATTCGGTGAATTAAAAGTAGTTAGTGTTAAAACTAATGAAACAGTACTTGGTAGTGATGGTACTACGCTGTCTGGTAAAGAAATCAGATATGAAAGTACATCTAATATCAATAACCTAGATGACTTTGTCACGGTTATGAATGCAATGTTTTCTGGTGGTAATCAATTTGGTACACCTAGAATTAATACTAATATCGCAGGGAAAAAAGTTGAATACTATAATTTGAATACAACGACTGATCAGATCAAGTTCGCGATTCAAGGAACCGCAGCAGGTTCAAGTTCATCATTTGATGTTATCGGATTAGATTACGATGCACAAGCACTGAGTATTATAGAGACAATACCAAATCCTACATCAGCATTTACCATGATATACAAGAACGATGGTAAAGGTGTTGGTAGCAACGCATCAGGATTCTTCTGTGGATTCAAGCAGGGAACATTACAGTACAAAGATTTTGTAATAGATAGTCCCATCAGCAATCTTTCACTTGACGTGGATATTCCAAACATTAATAATTCAGATGTATGGGTTCAGTCAATTGATACAAATGGTGTTGTATCGCAACAATGGACTAAAGTTGATAACGTGTACGGACAAAATGAAATATTCAACGACATCGCATCTGGTACAAATCATATCTTTGCAGTTAAAACACGAGCAAATAACCAGATAAGTGTTATGTTCACTGATGAAAATTTTGGAACAATACCGAAGAATATCATTCGTGTATGGTATCGTGTAAGTGAAAACGTATCTTATACATTACGCCCAGATGATCTATCAAACAAAACTATCAATATCAACTATAGTGGTGCTGACGGCAACACATATACCATGATAATTGGATTACAATTAAAGTCATCAGTCTCTAACGCAAGCAGTGCAGAATCATTAGATACAATTAAAACAAATGCACCTCGCAATTATGTGACACAAGACAGAATGATAACCGCAGATGATTACAATAATTATCTATTGAATCAAAGTGAGAATATTTTAAAAATAAAAAGTGTTAATAGAACACACAGTGGACATAGTCGTTATGCTAAATTATATGATCCTACTGGTACATATTCTAATCTACATTTGTTTGGAACAGATGGGGTACTTTCAGTCGCTACCGCAAAACCAACTAAGGTAGAACATACTGATGACATAGTTGTCAACAGCGTATTTGAAAATTATATAAAGCCAGCGATACAAAATCATGAGTTATTGAACTTATATTACTCTGACTTCAAAACATCATTTGAGGCATTAAGAACTGCATTGCCTGCTAATGATGTTATATTCACATGGCAGACAAATGATAAGACTACTGGTTATTTCAATGATAGTGCAAGTGTGATACAGGGCGTTGGTTCAGCGCAGACTCATTACTTGAAATATATAACTGTCGGTGCATTAGTTAAATTTACAGCATCAGATGGTGTATATTGGGCGAAAGTATCAAGCATATTTGCCAACGGAAGAGGAATAGACGACTCAGTGGGACAACCATCTGGTTTAACTGTTACTGGAATTGGTGCAGTGGCATTCGATATTGAAATACCTTCTGGTGCTACATTAGACATGATCTATCCAGCATTTGCAAAACAGTTTACAACAGTAGAACAAACAAGTATTTTAGATGCACTAACTAGTGCAACACAATTCCAACTAAAATACCATTACGAAGCGACACCAGCATATTGGGAAGTACTTACTACTCCCGTGGTTGATGCAAGTTCATTGGCTTACTTGATTGATGTAACTCCTACTATTGTGGGATCTGGTGCAGTGCATAATAGTTACGATGTTACTACTCGTATAACTAGATATGAAATAGCAACGAACCAAGTTGAATTCACCAATCTAACAAGTGAATACAATATCAATGAATTCACTAAAAAGAGAAATCGTGATATCATTGAACTATATGACACAACAACTGCTAAGTTTATTAAATTTTATGTATGGGGATATAATATAGATTCAAATGGATTATATCAGTCAAACAAAGTTATTGTCGCACTACAAGATAGTTCAACTGATTCTCGTGCAGATAATCCAGATGCATATTTTGATCTAGTGGGACTCGCTGAATCAAAGAGTGCATTACGATTTGAGTGGACACATATACCAGCAGAGAATGAAATCGTAGATCCTAGTTTGTCAAACATCATTGATATATTTACATTGACAAAAGAGTATGACACTTCATTCAAGACTTGGTTATTGGAATCTCGTTTATCCACTAGCAGACCTACACCGCCTACTATTGATGAACTAAACAGACAATTCAATCAATCTAGTGTTGTTGATAAAAAGAAAGCAATGAGTGATACTATTATCTATCGCCCAGTTAAATACAAGGTATTATTTGGTGCAGTAGCAGAACCAGAAACAAGAGCAAGATTTAATGTAATCAAAGTGCCGGGTGTGAATTTTACAGATAACGATATTAAAGCGAAAGTTATTGTCGCAATCAATAACTTCTTTGATATATCACTTTGGGATTTTGGAGAGACATTCTATTTCACTGAGTTAGCAGCATATGTACATAACGAATTGATCGGTGTTATAAGTTCATTCGTGATAGTACCAGAAAGTTCTACTAGTGTATTTGGTTCATTATTTCAAATAACACCATTGACAGATGAGTTGTTTATACCAGACGCAACCGTCATAGATATAGATATCGTAACGAGCATTACACAGGCAAACATTAAGGCAACAAGGTAACATATGGAAAATTATAAATCTACAAAACAACAACTAGCAGACGCAAAGAAGCGTGCTGGTAATTACCCAGTAAATGAAATCAAATCTGTAGACAAGTTACCTACGCCATTTAAGACTGATCTTAACAAGAAATGGCTGGACGCAACATTTGATCAGATGATATCAAAAGGTGATATGGAACATGTTGATGCCTATGTTGGAAATACTTCGGGTAAATCATTAACACGATATGATGACAATTACTTGAATACAAATAGTACAGCACAACAATTAGAGCCAGGAATTGTCACTACAGACGAGTTGGGTAATGTTACCCATACAATCGCGATCAGCGATGTTGCAAACAATGTTGCAATGAACTTTGATCAATATGGTTATAATGCAGCATATAATTCCAATGCATATGTGTATGCTCCGCCTATCAACATAGACAAATTTGTAAATTTTGTTTCTTATTATTGGGCATCTGATCTTCCAGTATACAACTCAACTTTTTTAGTTGCAAATGATACTAATCCAATAACAACCATTACTGGTGCACCATTGGGAACAATTACAGATAGTGTGAACACTGTTGAGTTGTTCAATGGATTGAAAATAAAATTCATTGGTTACGATGCTGCTATTGCAGATAGCACATATTTAGTGACAGGTGTTGGTACTCGTATTAGTTTTAAATTACTAACAGATTCTACTGGGCGAACATTTTTCACAGATACTACACCATATAGTTATTCCATAGATTCGGTAGCACAACCACATGACATTAAAGATTATATTGTAATTGATACATCTGATAATATTGCAAGTTCATGGTCGCGTGCAAACCATTGGATACACAAAGACAGTGTGTTATATTTACAAACATTAGATACTTCGTTTGTTGCAACTACTGTTATTACAACACCTAACAGAGCAAAGCGACCTATTATACAATTTGATGCATTGATGCATATGACTGATCATGGTCATGCACATTATGCATCTGACAGTGTATTTAAAGGACAAGTAGATTATGTAGTATCATCACTAGTTACAGCCGCAGATGTTGCAATTGGTTCACGCATTGCATATGGCAACGGAATATACATCAAAGGTGCATCTGATACATTGACAGAAGCAGAGCGAACAGATACATTCACAGTGGGCGATACTTTTGTTACAATTAATGATTCATTGTCTGGAACTAGTGCATATGCAAAGAGAGACATGTATTACGATGGTGAAATAAAATTAGCACAGAATAAAAAATTACCAAACGTAGCACCATTATTTAAGTTATGCGATAACCAAGGTACGTTATTGAGTAGTTTCAATGGAAGTACGTTTGTTAGTAGTAAAATATTTTCATATAAAGTCGGTACTGGCGCAGTTGATAGCGAACTAACATTTGCGTTATCATACAAAGATACTGGTATGGGCGCAAACATTGTGTTTGAGAATAACCTATTTACAGAACGTTACAATTATTCACGAGACATGGGACACGCAGCGATTGAAATCCCAGGATATTATTTCTTTACAAAAGGAATGAATAATGCAAGTA